TACGCCTCAAAAGGAATATTTGATGGATAAACCAAAAAAGGAATACAAACGCTCCCCCCTAAAAACTAAAGAAGCACTCCTCGATGCAAAGCTAAAAAAGCTTGAGCTAATGGAGCAAGAGCGTGAACGGAAGTTTTCCCTTCCCCATCTTTATGGAATGAAGTTTTATCCATGGGCACGGGCCTTCTTTGAAAGTACGAATAAGGAAACATTCTTGTGTTCTGGAAACCAGGTTTCCAAATCATCTACCCAAATTAGAAAAGCTATTCACTGGGCAACATCTCCCTCACTCTGGCCATCCCTTTGGAAAACCACTCCCCGCATCTTCTGGTACATGTACCCGTCAATGTCAGTCGCTGATACAGAGTTCTTAAAAAAATGGGAGCCTGAGTTTATGCCCCGTGGAAAAATGAAGGACGACCCAGTCTACGGTTGGAGCATTGGAAAAGATAGGGGCATGATTTCAGAAGTGAACTTCAATAGTGGCGTCACAATCTTTTTTAAGACGTACACGATTGACCCACAGTCTCTACAGTCGTCATCAGCCCACGCGATATTCCTAGACGAAGAGTGCCCGCCGGAAATTGTGCCGGAACTGCAGTCCCGTATGTATGGAACAGACGGCTACCTCTCCGCAGTATTTACCCCAACGATGGGAACGGAATTTTGGAGAAAAGTTATTGAAGCGAATGGGCCGGAAAGGATTTTCCCCAATTCATTCCGTCAAAAAGTTTCCATGTTCGACTGCCTACTCTACGAGGACAATACACCCTCTCACTGGACAGTAGAGCGCATTAAGCGCATCGAAGCTGGATGTAAGTCCCCGCAAGAAGTCAGGCGCCGTGTGTACGGGGATTTTGTTTTGGATGAGGGTTTAAAATACCCAAGCTTTGACCCAGCTAAAAATGTGATTGAGCCGTTTAAGATACCGGATAATTTCTACGTGTATATAGGAGTGGACATGGGCTCGGGCGGTGACAACGGGCATCCGGCAAGTGTGGTGCTTACAGCGGTTTCCCCTGATTTTAAAAAGGCCTATGTATTTGATGGAAAGCGGTTCGATGGAATAGTTACTACTGCTGGTGACGTGGTTAACTGGGTGATAGCGAGAAAGAAAGAAATTAAACAAGAAGTAGTTGGAGTGTTTTACGATTTCCACTGTTCTGATTTAAAAAACATTGCATCCAGTATGGGCGAGAGCTGGATAATGGCAGAGAAGTCACATCTTGTGGGCGAGCAGATAATAGGAGTGGGATTTAAACACCAGAAGCTTTCTATCTTTAGACTGGAACAACTCATGCCGCTTGTGCAGGAGTTAAAATCCCTAAAAGCTTCCGCCAGTAAGCGTATGGCGGTAGATGATTACTGCGATGGAATGCGCTACAGCCTAACAAAAGTACCGTGGGATTTTTCCGATGTTGGAAGCTCTCAGCCAGTAAAGTCAGAGCATCAGATGACGGCGCTCGAGTACGAGCAGCAAGAGCGCAGAAAGCTTGTCGCCCCCCAAACCCAAGAAGATGATTGGTCTTTGGATGCGTACTGGGATGAGTGGCAAGACTATTACGGCATTGAGTCATAAAACGAACCCTTGCATTAACGGATAAGCTATATCAAAATCCGTTATCATAAACGGAATTAATGACTAACAAAAAACCCACAGTAAAAGTACGGCACCACACTGTTTTGGATATTATCCAGGCCTGCAAAGAGGCCGGGGTTACCTCATTTCGCGATGGAGAGCTTGAAATTTTGTTTTCCTCGCCAAACAGCGCTATAATTGACAAAGCGCCTGAAAAGCTATTTTCACCCACTACTCAGGCCATGTCTAAAGAAGAACAAGAATTTAAAATTGAACCCATGGAAAAATCAAAGGATGACGTGCTTTTCGATTTAATGGTCGCTGACCCCATCGCCTTTGAAGAAACCATGATGAAAGAATCTGATGGATGAAATCTACGAAAAAGCAGAGAAGGACATCAAGGATTTAAATCAGATTTATTCTGATAGCGAGTCTGTTGATAAAGATAACTTCGCAGAAATGCGAACAAACATACTGCTTTCAAGTGGTGACCACTACAACCGCGGAGGTTCCCAAAGCTGGAACCGTATTCGCGATGCGAAAAACTTATCACCCACACAAAAAATCAGACTCACCAAAAACCACATCGGAAGAATTGCTAAGATTTACGTAAACAATATTTTATCTCAAGGGCCGTCTGTAACTATCAGCCCCAAAAATCCAAAAGAAGTACAGCACCAAAAAGACGCGGAATTAAATAACTCTGTCCTTCAGTGGCTACGCCAGGAAAATGACATTCCCAGAAAAATGCACCTGTGGGCGAAAGATTACGTAGAGGTTGGCGAAGTATTTATTAAATTGTATTGGGATGTCGACGGTGGAAAGCAAGTTGGATGGGAGCCAGTACTTGATGAAATGGGTCAACCGATACTTGACCCAATGACAGGCGAGCCCCAGCAATCCGAAAATCCAGTAATGTCTGGAAAGCTGTGTTTCGAATTGATACATGGATTTGATGTATTAAGACATCCAGGCGTTAAGTGCATGGAAGATTCCCCGTACCTAATAGTACGTAAGATGGAATCCAAAAAAGAATTACTTAAAAAGTTCTCTGGAAACCCAGACGTAGAGTCATTTATTAAAAACGCCAAGGGTGACACGTTTAATGTGTTCCAATCTTCCCAAATTGGATACAAAAAGTCGGAAGATATGGTTTTAGTAAAAGAACATTACTACAGACCATGCGCCCTATACCCAAGGGGTATGTACTACATTTGTACAGAGGAAGGTATTTTAGCCCAAGGAGAGCTTCCTTTCGGAATTTTCCCGATTGAACATGAATCTTTTGATGAAATTACAACCGCACCCCGCGGAAAATCAATTATTAAACAACTCCGCCCGTATCAAATTGAAATAAATCGCGCATCTTCTAAGATTGCGGAGACGCAAGTCACTATTGGCGACGATAAAATCATTTATTTCGCTGGAGCTAAGCCCTCAAGCGGTGCAAACCAGCCAGGCGTTCGTTTTATGAACGTAAATTCGCCACAAGCCCCCGTTGTAGTTCCTGGAAGAAGCGGCGAGCAGTACGTAGATTACGTAAACATGCAGATTTCGGAGATGTATCAAGTCGCAGACGTACAAGAGCTTGATAAAGACATGAACGGACAGCTTGACCCGTACACGCTTTTGTTCCGTTCTATGCGACAGAAGCAAAAATTCGCATACTATTCTGAAAAATTTGGAAATTTACTGGTTAGAGTGCATAAAAAGGCGCTGGAATTGTTCCGCCACTACGCATCCCCCCAATTTTTGATTCCGGTACTTGGAAAATCAGAGCAAGTACACATCCAAGCGTTTAAACAATCAACCGATGTGTCTTGGAATATAGAATTAGAGCAAATGAGTGATGATATTGAGACGAAAATGGGCAAACAAATCACTCTAAACCATGTTTTGCAGTATATTGGACCACAGCTTGATAAGGGCGATATTGGCAAGTTTTTACGCCTTTCCCCGTATCTAAATACGGAAAAAATGTTCCAGGACATGACTCAAGACTGGGATAATCTCACAAATGACATTATCCAGCTTGATAGAGGGGAATACCCAGCCGCAAATACCTACGACAATCACGATTACATGATTAAGGGCCTTGCAAGCCGCATGAAGCAACCGGATTTCAAGTTTTTACATCCGCAAATTCAAGCAATGTACAAACAGAAGATGCAAGAGCATGAAGAAATTAAAAAGCAGCAAATGCTTGAAATTCAAAGAGCAGAATCTGGATTTATCCCAGCTCAAGGGTATGCGGTAGTGTGTGATTTGTACGTACCAGACCCGGAAGACCCGCAAAAAACAAAAAGAGTAAAGGTGCCTTCCGAATCTTTGACATGGCTTTTAAAGCAACTGGAAATTCAGGGCAACTCTCAAAACACCATTGAGAAAATTGGAAACCAACAAGCTATCTCAGACATTGCAGCACAGTTTAACAACGCTCAGGGGCAAGTCACCCCACAACAAATGAGCATAGGAGTCAACTAGATGGAAGAAACACAAGTAGTAGAATCACAAGGCCAAGCAACATCAACACCAGCACCGAGCGCTACGCCCGCAGCAGCCCCGGCTAGCACACAAGCAACTGGAAACGACAGAGGTAATGGCGCTCAAGCCGCAAAAGGCACAGAAGGTGTCACGCCAGTAGATGCATATACCCCTAGCTTTAAATACAAAGCATCCGTAAAAGACCCGGCCATTAATGATTGGGTAAAAAAAGAATTGGAAATGGATGAGTGGGTGCGCCCAGTTGTAAAATCTAAAGAACAAGAAGAACGTCTAAAAGAATTGTACGAAAAAGCAAACGGCCTAGATTTAGTAAAAGAGTCTAGAGAAAAAGACAGGGCACAGCTAAACCAAGTTGCTACTGCATATAGCCAGCTTCACTCCGAAGTGTCTGACATCATGTCACACGTGAAAGAAAAAGACTTTGGAACTGCATTTCAAAAAATGGGAGTTAGCGAACAAGACGTTCTTAACTACTTCATTGAAAAGCACAATATGTCACAGCTTCCACCAGAGCAACAAAAGCTGTACAATGAACGTAATCAATTTAAAAACCAGGACAGAGAGTGGCAGAATAAATTTCAGTCACTAGAGCAGCAGTACAGGCAGATGGAAGTACGCACGCTAAATTACGAAGTACAGTCTGCAATGCAAAATCCTGAAGTGCAAGACGTGCAAAAGAATTATGACCAGTCAATGGGTAGAGACGGGGCATTCAAAGAATTGGTAAAAGATATGGCTCTTGCGATGTTCAATCAAACAGGGCAAGACCCAACAGCCGAACAAGC